TAGCTTTTGTTAACCTTGCCCAAGTCTGAAATATTTCTTGGTATGCACCACCGAATGGAAAGATAAATCTAGTTGTTTGCCAGAAGTCACCTTTCTTAGATATGTCATAAAGTAAATCTAATGTCTGTTCTGTTGCTTTAGCCACAGCTAACTTGCTGATTAACTGTGCATCTTTGATACCTTGAGCACCTGCAGATGGTGTATTTTCCATTTGCTTTAGTACTTTTTTACTTACTCCATCTTTTTTAGCTCCAGCAATAATAGTTTTCTTAACTTTTTCTGAACTTACGGCAATAAGTTTTGTTGAGTTGTCATAATAAAAACCGAAGAAAGATGGGTTTCTTGTTAATTCGTTAGCAGGTTTTTCAGACAACCATTTAAATCCAAATGATGTTGCTCTATCCCATTTGCTTCTTGTAGTAGCATCTAATTTTTTCGGTACTTTTACCAAGTATTCATCAGGCAGTATTTCTTTAGGATTAAATTTATTTAAAAATAATTCTTGTGCCTTTTTCTCCGCAGCAATTACTTCGTCATAAATTGCTCTTTGTACAGTATCATCACCTGCTCTAAATCTTTTTATAGTTAGTTCATCTACTTTACCTATGTTTTCTAAATTTAAATCTACTTCTACACCACCTTTAGATGTAAATTTTCTATTTGTAAATGCTTGTAACAATTCATCATTAGCCGGACTAGTAACCCAGTTAGACACAGGTGTAACTGCTTGTGCTGATTTATCTATAACACCACCGCCAAGTAATGCGTGCAACTGTGCTCTTTGTGTATAAACAAAATTTGTGACTAGTTCATCATAAACTTTTGCATCTACTGGTGTTGTTTTTAAAATAGCTAAAGGATTACCGTCTCCACCTGATACATTAATCATTGTATCTCTTAACGGATTACCTTCTGTTTTTAACTCTTTAATTAAACGAGAATATGCAAGCTCTTTATTATCTGTAAGGCTAGATTCTATTAATGCAATTCTTCTTGCCAATGGGTCTGATGCACTACCTTGAAAGTCAGCATAAAATGCTCTGTTAAAAAAACTATGTTCTTTACCTTTTAAATCGTAACCATCTGCTAAAGGATTGTTTCTTCCTACGCTTTTTAGTTGTCTGTCAGTAAAACCTTGGTTTATTTGTACTTTACCTAAACCTAATTTGTATATCTGACTGCCTGGTAAAAACCCTTCTGCATTTTTATAAGTTCCTGCTATTTGATTTGCTATGTATTGTATAGGATGTTTGTATAAAGAATTTATACCACTAGCAGCTAAACGTGCTTGTTCTTCTAATTGTACTCTCACTAAGTATGCAACTCTTAATAATGCAAGTGGTTTAAATAAACTTGAATAATAATTATCAAATAATGTTGTTACTGCACTTTCTCCTATGGTGTCTATAACTTTACCTAACTGATTACTAAAACCTTTTAACAAAGCTCTGTCTGCTTTTATAACAGCAGATGGTGCAGGTAATGTTATAGAGGTTATAAGATGATTTTCAAAAGTAGGGTATCTATAACTTGCTCTAAATAAATCTTCTGCTTTTTGTGGAGATAATCCTAGTGTTTCTGTTTGATATTTTATAAATTCTTTTTTAAAAGTTACAGGCATAGATACATCCATACTTCCGTAGTATCTACCTATGTCTTGTGCAGATTCTAAATAACCTGCTGCAGTTTTCGTTGATAACTCTACAAACTTTTCTGTTTCTTTTGAAGATACACCAGCATCTTTTAGTTGTTGTAGTTTGTAAGTTCTTTGTCTTGCTAAGTCACTTTTTATAGCACCTGCTACGAAGTTTGCTCTAGCTAGTTGATTATCACCTATTCTCTCTATACCTTCTAATAAATTGTTAGCTCTTGCATTTCTTACTTTTTCTTCTACACCAGAAAATTTCATATACTTTACATAGTTAGTTAATAAATAATCTAAGTTATTTACATCAAGCTGTGTGTTGTCATAGACTTGACCAAACTGTCTTTCAGCATCAAAACCAAATCTACTTTGCTTACCAAAAGTATTAGATATAGCTGTTCTAAATGTTCCTGCTTTTTTAACAGAAGGCACTGCCATATCTGTAGCAGCAGCTAAGACATTAGGTTTTAATATTTTTCTAACAGCATCAGCTTTTGCTATATCGTCTGTAAGTTTGCCTCTTTTATCTAAGTTTTTTAATCTACTATAAAACTGTGTAAATTGTTTAGAACCATAACCTGGTGCTGTTTCTGCTAATCTAGTCAAACTAAAATTAGATTGTTCTAGAATTGTAGATGGGTTTTTTCTATTATCAAACATCCAAGCTAGAAAAGGAACCATATCATCACTAGCTAAATAATCTTCTACAGATTCTTGTCTTGCAACTTTTTGCAGTCCTCTCTCTAAAAAACCCATTTGGTCTGCTTGTTCTGTTGTTAAAGCAGAAAATGTTTTTTGTTTACCTAAACCAAATTTTGCTCTTTTAGCAGATACTGCTGATATACCTTTTAAGGCTCTATTAGCAGGGTCAACGTACCAATTTAAAGCAAGGTCAACTACACCAGTCATAAAATCATATGCTTCTGTTTGTGGACCTGCTATAAACTCAAGAGGCTTAAATAAAAATCTACCAGGTGTTACAGTAGGAGTGATACCACGCTTACGTAACGCTTCTGCTCTAGCACCAGTAAATTGTACTTTGTTTTCTGCTTCTTCAATATACTCTTCAAATATTGGTTTACCTAATTGTTGTAAAGCAACTGCTCTTGCAACTTCAGCAGATACACCTTCATCTATAAGTTGTTGATATGTAGCAGTTTCTTCTGGGTCTGACCTAACAGATAAAAAACCATCGCCTATATCTACGCTTCTACCTTCTTTTCTAGCAGTAACATATCTTGAAAAAGGGTCATCTACATCTGCATCTGCCCAAGCATCTTTAAGATTTGTAGCTCTATCTGATTGTAATAATTCTGCAGCTCTAGCAGCTCTTGGTATTGTGTTTTCCCAAGCCCACAAAAAACCACTACCTACAGCTTTAAGTAGTAATGTTGGTATGCCTACGTCAGATGTAATACCTATGTTGCTATATGCAGCATTTTTAATTTTACTCCAACTGCTTTGGTCTCTTTCATTAACACGTTGTTGTAACTCATTAAAAAAATTATCATCCACATTTTGTTCTGCTGCAGAACGTAGTAGTGGTCCTGGCACATTGTATGCCTTTTGATTTAAATTAGAAAATTGTTTTGCAACATCTGGTGTAACTGCTTTCTTAACTTTTAGTAAATCGTTTACTATGTCCTCTGAATATAATCCAATTCCCATATCAAATTATATATTGCAGTAATGAATCATCTCCCGATTCTAGCCAAGATTTATATACAAACTCATCAAAATCGTACTTAGTTGCTGTTGTTGGACCTGGTCCAGGACCCATAGGCATTCCAGATGTGACAGGTTCTTGACTAAATTCTGTAGGACCAAACGCTTCTATTTGTGGTTTTGTTTTTGTGGGTATAGCAGGTGGTGCAACCTGATTATCTGGAATTGGTGTGGCTGCAATATTTTTAATTTCTTGTCCTTCACCATATGTTGTACCTTTAGTAAAACCTTCTACTAAACCAATGCCACTTCCATCGTTTCTTGCTACATTATCATTTAAAAAATTGTTTCTTACTTTATTAGGTCTCACCATATTCATTACCTTCTTCATCATCGTAATACATAAACGTAGAGCTAATAATTAAATAACCAAAAGGAAATACTAGTGGTGGCATTTGGTCCTGAAATATTCTAGCATCATCTTTTTCTTGAAATATTATATTGTCACCAATCTCATCTAAATCTCCTAATGAGTTATGTACAATATCTGCAAAATCTTTATTTACTGACATTATCCACCTATGCCTTGTAAGAATTGTGCTATGCCTGGTGGAGGACCCTGTGGTGGTAGAGTCTCTCCTCCAAGCAATTCCTGTTCAGCGACTGGTATTTCAGGTTCTTCTGCAGTAAAGAACTTATCCAATATGCCTTGCATATTATCTGGATTCTTTCTTATCTGCACAACAGCCATAGTTGCTTTTTTGTCACCTTGTTGTGCTTGTGCTAACAAAGTATCAAACAATACTTTATCTGCTTTTTCTTTTGTAATTCTGCTATTTACATTAGCTAGGTTGTCAAGACCATCTAAATTTTCTTGTAGTGTCTGTGTGTCTATAATACCTGCTTGTAGTAACTGCAGCCCTGTTACAATCTTCTGTGGCTCATCATATCCTGCCATAGCACCGTACACTCTTCGTGTTTTGTATGCACCATTAATGTCTATATCAGGATTATATTTTTCACTAAAGAACTGATTGTTGTAATAACCAGATAGCTCTTTTGATTTACCACCATACATTTTTTCATCCCACTCTAATCTTTTAGAGTCAATCATTTCTATAGCATCTGCCATAACTGTGTGATACTCTCTAATCATAAGTGACATACTTGCACCTAGTTCTTCTAATCCTCTACCAGTAGCAAAACTAAGTGGTGACTGTGAATCATCAGATACAGGATAAGAACCACCAACACGTAGTTGTCTTTCTATTCTGTCTATTTGTTGAAAGATTTGATAAGGTACATTTGATGCTGGTTTAGATACTTGTGTACCTGGAGCTAAATAGTTTACAGCAAATCTACCTTTACGATATTGTCCTGATTCTATCTCTCCTGATATGTTTGTTTCTGTAAATACTGCATCTTCCATAGCAATTATTGACATCACATTTATCTTTGCCATAGAAGCCATAAGACCTATAATTTGGTCATACTGTCCTTGTAATCTATCAAAAGCAAATTTCTTTGCAATTACAAAAGCAGGTCCACTGTCTAGTGGATTAGGTATAAAGTCAAGAATAGTTGCAGAGGTCAT